AATCAATTAAAGACAAACAAAACATCAAAAGTTACACAAAGAAACAATTTGTATTAAAAAGAAAAAGAGAGAATCGTATTAAAGATATTATAAGAAAATCGGCTAAATATATTCTTGACTATTGTATTCAAAATGACATTGGAACAATAGTAATAGGACATAATAAAGGCTGGAAGCAAGAAATAAACATAGGCAAAAAAAACAATCAAAATTTTGTACAAGTTCCATTTGGATATTTGATGTCTATGTTGGAATCAAAATGTGAAGAATATGGATTGAGATATATAGAAACACAAGAGTCACATACATCAAAATGCTCATCTGTTGACAACGAAGAAGTAAAACACCATAAAGAGTATGTTGGTAAAAGAGTAAAAAGAGGGTTGTTTAGAAGTAAAGATGGGATATTGATAAATGCAGATGTAAATGGTGCTATCAATATAGCAAGAAAATCAAAAGTAACTGCAATACAGTTTAATACTGTTGAGCAGATAAAGGATATTGTGGCATATCCTAAACGAATAAGAGTTGCATAACTAAACTTCGTTTGAAGCCTTGGGGCTTGCTCCAAGGTAAGTCACTTATATAAATACTTATAAATACTTATAAATAGAAATATATTTATAAAGATATGGAGGATAAAAATATGGCTGATAGTATTAAAAAATATTCAGTACCCGATGTATATCGAAATGAAATTGATAGAGGTAATTTTATAAGTCCATCTGGAACATCAGTTGGTGCAACTGTAATTCGTAGTAAAAAAGGAAGAATTGCTTATCCTTATTTAATGACTAATGCACAAGATTTAATTGATGAATTTGGTGCTCCAGTTTTTACTTCAGGAACATCAAATTCAGATACTGAAACACCCGAAATGGGTTATGGAATGTATGCTGCTCTTTCTTTTTTAGAAGAATCAGATCAATGTTATGTTATCAGAGATTATGGTGATGGTGATAAGTTTGCATCATTAGTTTTTGATTCTGAAGGTTTAACTTCAGGAACATCAGCCAATGGAATTGATGCCGTAGCAGATGAAAATGTACCTGATCGTATAGATTCTATTTATGCCTTAAATCAATATCCCATGACCGGTCAAACACTTTTGATCGGAGCAATAGGTCCGGGTGAAGATGGAAATAATCTTGCTGTAACAGTTCAAACATTTAGTTCAGCTTGTGATTGGTTTAATTCTTATGATAATTATTCTTCTGCTGTAGATGGTCCTACAGATTGGGAAAATCATCCAATTGCAAGAGAAGTTTTTAAAATTAATGTTTATAAAAAATCAGATAATGAAGATTGGAGTACATTATCATTTTCAGATTTTTCTGCATCACCAGTTGAAACATTTTATGGCTCAAGAACAGCAATGCAAGATTCTAACAATAAACAACTTTTAATTTCTGAAGTTGTTAATGGAATTTCAAAATATATTTATGTTAAACCTGGAACTGTAAATTTTACTTCCGGTTGTGATTTATCAGCAATACCAACAGATATTGAACCTCTTTCTGGTGGGGCTTTTGTCTATGGTGATAATATTGGAAGTACTGATGGTTGGAATTATTATTTAGATAGAGAAACAACTTCACCAAGTATTTTAATTTGTCCAGATTATTCAACTGATGTTAAACAATATGTAGGAAATATTGCAGCTTCAAGAATGGATTGTATAGCAGTTGTTCAAACTGGTAAGAGATCTCTAAATACATTTGCTCAAATATCTTCTTCAGAAAGTTATGGTTATAAAAATCCATCCTATATAGCAACATATGCTGGTTGGAATTATATAACAGATCCATATAATAATAAAAAATTATACATTCCAAATGCTATTAATGGTGCTAAATTAATGGCTCGAGTTGATAGAATTGCTAATACATGGGATGCTCCTGCCGGAACTCAATATGGTTTACTTGGTGGTGATCAAAATGTTGTTTTTAATAAAACCCAAATTGGTCAATTATATGATATGAATATTAATTGTGTTCGAAGATTTAAAACTCGTGGTGATGTCATGTGGGGTCAAAAAACTGCACAACAAAAAAAATCACCACTTGATAGAATTAATGTTCGAAGATTATTATTGTTTATAGAAAATTCAATTGAACCTACATTGCTTGATTTTCTTTTTCAACCGAATAATGAAAGTACACGTTTAAGAATTTCTAATATAATAGATTCCTTTATGTCTACAGTACAAGCAGGTGGTGGTGTTGAAGAATATAATGTTATATGTGATGAATCAAATAATACACCATTAGTTATTGATAATAATCAATTAAAAGTTCATATTGCCTTGATACCAACAAAGACAATAGAATTTATTGAAATGAATATTATTATTGATAAAACTGGTGGAAATTTATCAATTCAAACTAATGCTTAATTTTTATAAATAATTTAAAGGGAGTAAAAATTTAAATGAATATAAAAAATTTTTTAGAAAATTATGAAAAAATTTCTAATCCGTTAAAAATATAATAAGGAGTAATAAAAATGCCAAATTTTCATATAGATAATAGAATGGCAAATTTACCAGATCCTCAAAAAACATATTGTTGGGAATTAAAAATTCCAAATTTAAATGGAATTGTAACCTCAATAAAAGATACTGAAGATTTAACAGTTCGTTGTCGTTCAGTATCTATACCTTCCAGGGGTAATGAAACAATAGAAAGCACATTCTTTGGCTGGAAACAAAAATTTGCATCTAAACCGACTTTTGGCCAAACACTTTCAGCTGTTTTTGAAGAATTTGAAGATCAGTTAATGTCAAAAGCATTATATGAATGGAATAATAAAATATTTGATACAGATAAAAACTCACCTTCTGCTGGTGGTTCAAAAGCTACCAGAAAACGAAATGTAGCAGGTTTGGGTTATGCAACAGATATTTATCTTTATTTATATGCATTTAATAAGACAAAATTAGAAAAATCATTTCGTCTTTATAATGCATTTCCTCAAGATATTTCTGATGTTTCACTTGATTATGGTGGAAGTGATTCTATTAAATATAATGTAACTTTTTCATATGATTACTGGAATCTCGTATAACTTTTAAAAAAGCTCTTTATTTTTAATTTATAAAGAGCTTTTTTTATTTAAATTACATCTGAACAATATCATTAATAATTTTCATATCAGGATCATCTCTTTCTACAGAAAAACCATCATGTTTATTTTCTAACCAACAATAAATCCATTTTTTAAGATCTCTTCTTCTATTTTCACCAACTATTTTAAATTCTACTGATTTTTCAAATTCACCTTGTAGAGTTACACCAAAAACTTTTTTTGTTTTTACATGATAAAAACAAGTAATATATGTAATAACTTTTTTTCTTTGTGGATTATTAATTCCATGATTCTTATCAATATAATCTACTAACTCATCATATTCTTTTAATGACATTACTGGCATTTTAAACTCCTTTGATAAAATTTTTATATTTATAATTTTTAAATATAATATTTTTTATATTTATGTTGTATTTCAAAATTAGATGATATTAAATTTGTTATATAACCCCAAGTATTGTAAAATTTTCATTGTAAAATCTACTATTTATAGATAACTTTTCTATAACACAATTTTCAATATCAATTATAATATCCTTATAACAATTATATTCTTCTTTTTTAAATTATAAATTGGTGGAGAATTTTCTTTTTTAACATTTTCATTATGTTCAATCATTTTATTTCTTCATAAATTATATGATTCAAGATCATACAATATATCTTTATCTTCTAATTCGAAATAATATTTTTCTGGTAAAAGAGATATTCCTTTAATGTGACTCATAAAATGGGGCATATTAACAAATTTTAATTTAGGTTCTTTAGGTACAATCTCCCCATGAATCAATTTCTTCTTTCCAATATAAAGGTATATTATCTTCAACGAAAAAAGCGAAATTTTGTGCTTCTTTATTTTCTTCATCAAATGAAATAATCACTTCATAATATATTCCAAAATCATGTCTTTCTTCTTTAATTTTATATTGAACATAATTTTTTAAATGTTCTGGAATTGGTCTTATTTTTTTTAATAAAGACAAATATCTATTACATTCATTTTTCATTTTTGAAATATAATTTTCATCTGGATTAACTTGTACACAATTTTCTTCTATAGGTGCTGAACCTAAATAAAAAAACATTTTTTATCTCCTTTTAAGATTTAAATTTTATTTTTAATATATTGATTTTAAATTAAAAAGTCTTTCCTGAAAATTATTCCATTCATCCCCATCAATAGGACAGTTTTCTTGATTTCATTTTCATATTAATAATATAATAAAA